AGCGCTGGGCATGCGGTCTGCGGCCGGGGCAGCGCGAGGCGTGTCGCCGGACTTGTACGCTTGAAGCATCGACCGTCGCTCGGAGCGCGGGAGTCCTGCGCGAGCGAGGGCCATGTCGAGAAGGTGAGCGGCGATGCGGTCGGTCGCGACGGCCTGCTCGGCGATCTGCTCGGCGGGAAGGAGGTCGTCGGCGAAGCCCTGCTCGACTGCGGCCTTGCCGTTGATCCACGTCTCGGCGTCCATGAGGGCGAGCATCGCGTCGTCGTCGGCGCCGGTGTGCGCGGCATAGATGCCCGCCATCGCGCGGTCGAAGGGTTCGAGCACCTGGGCGCTCTCGATGAGGTCGCGGCGGTTGCCGACGACGATGGCCCAGCAGTCGTGGACCATGAGGAAGGCGGCGCGGCCGATCTGGACGGTGTCGCCGGCCATGGCGACCACGGAGGCGGCGGAGGCGGCGAGGCCGAGCACGCGAACGGTGACGTGGCCCTCGTGCTGGCGCAGCAGGTTGTAGATCGCGAGGCCCTCGAACATGTCGCCGCCGGGCGAGTTGATGTTGACCGTGACGTCGCGCTGCGCGCCGATGCTGCGGAGCGCGGCGCTGATCCGCTTGGCGGTGGTGCCTTCCCCGGTCCACGGATCGGCGCCGATCACGTCGTAGATCGAGATGTCGGAGTTGTCGCTGCTCGCGGCGACGAGCGAGGGGGACCACGACTCCAGCGCTTTCGGCGACAGGTCCCATTGGAGGTTCTTGATCGCGGGGCGGTCGGCGCGTGCCTGCGGAAGTGAACGCTTAGACATCTTTCTGCTCCTCGACGAGACCGTCGCGATTCTGCTCCGGAAAGTCCCCGGTACGGCGCTGCGGCGCGGGCGGCGTCTGGCCGAGCTTGTCGAGCGTGGTCATGTTGACCTGCACCGTCAACTCCTCGGCGTTGCCGCCCATCGGCGTCAGGTTTTCCTTTGCGCGAACCTCGTCGCGGGTGTAGATGCCGTTCTGCACCATCGTCGAGAAGAAGGCGGAGCGGCCGGCGCTGTCCGCGCGGAGCAGCGCTTCGAAGTTGAATTCGCTGTAAAGCTCGCGGCGCTCGGTCGGGCCGAGCAGTTTCTTGTTGACCGCCTGCTCGATGCGCTTGAGCCAGGGGCGGAGCGTGTATTGCAGGAAGCCGAGATTCTGTTGCTCCAGGCCGGTGCCCCAGCTGGTGGACTTCTCGGAGTGGCCGACCATGTACGGGGGGACGCGGTACCAGCGGCAAATCTCCTCGATGCTGAAGGCACGCGTTTCCAGAAGCTGCGCGTCGTTCGGGTTGATGCCGAGCGCGGAGAACTTGACGCCGCCCTCCAGAAGCGGGGCCTTGCCGGCGTTCATGGCGCCCTGGTATTCCTGCAAGCGCTGCTTGAACACCTCGCGCTGGCCCTCTTTCACGGCGTTGTCGGTGGTGAAGACGCCGGAGGACATCAGGGCGTTGCGAAAGAACGTGCCGGCGGCGCGGTCTGCGGCGAGGGCGCTGCCGAGGATGCTGCTCGCGTACGCGATCGGCGAGAGGCCGACGAGGCCGTCGATGGAGAACGCCGGGATGTGCAGGATGTCGGCGTCGCTGGTCTCGTGGACCTTGCCTTGCGCATCGACCCAGCGGTATTCGATGGAGCCGTCGGAGCGGCGGATGCCCTGGATGCGCTCGGGCACGATGAATTCGAGGGCGACGATGCTGCCGCCCGCGCGCAGGATGAGGGCGTAGGCGTTGCCCCAGAGAAGCATCGAAGCGACGACCACCTCCCAGAAGGACACGGCGGTCATGTCGGCGTTCGGGGAGTCGTGCAGCAGGAAATACAGCGGATGCTTGAACGCGACCGCGCGCTCGGGCTCGCGCTTGTAGAGCATGAAGGGGAGCGTCGAGACGGTCTCGGAGATCAGGCGGACGCAGGCCCAGACGGTGGAGATACGGAGCGCGGTGGGGACGTTGACGCGCTCGCCGCTGCCGCTCGCTTGGTTGTACTCGGCCCAGAAGGCGTGGTTCGTGAGCGTTACCGGAACGCCGACCCAGGCGGCGAGCATCGCGCGCACGCGCTGGGCGATGGGGGGGCGACTGATCACGGCGGGGAGCATCGTCTGCTGCTGCATGAGGGTCGTCCCTTCGAATGACGCTTGGCCGCGATTCTGCGCTAGGGAGTCACGCGATGATCGCCTCGCCAGCGAGCATGGCGGCGATCGGGTCCTCGTTGTCGCCGCTCTCCAGAAGGCCGACCGCCATCGCGAGGGTGACGATGCCGTCGATGCGGCCACGCGAGCGGCGCTTGCTGAAGATCAGATTGCCCTTGTCGTCGGTGGCGACGAGCACGGCGCTGGCGCTGTTCCACGTCAGGCACGGGTTCTTGTGGACGACGAGGCGGGCGTCGCCGACGGCCTTCTCCAGAAGCTCGATGGAGCGGGGCATCCAGAGAGAAGGCACGTCGTTGCCGTACTTGTCCTTGCGGGGCTTGGTCCGGTAGCCGCCCTGCGGGTGGGCGATCAGTTCGATCTCGGCGCCGGTCGCGTCGATCTCGGGCTCGAGGTAGCTGATGCGGTACGGGTCGAAGCAGATGCGATAGAGCGGCAGGAGGGCCGCGAGGTCGGCGATCCGCCTCGCGACGAAGGCGTAGTCCACGGCGCGCCCTGGCGTGGTGTGGAGAAAGCCGCGCTCCACCCAGAGGTCGTAGGCGACCTTGTCGGCCCGGGCGCGCTCGTGCAGGGTGTCGCCGGGGGTCCAGTACTCGTTGTGAGCGATGATCTTGCCGTCGCTCTTGCGCGTCCCTGCCAGGGTCAGCGCGCACATGTCACGGGTGCCGCCGAGGTCGAGCGAGCCGACCACCTCCTCGCACTGAGCAAGCTCGGCGATGGCGTCGAACTCGTGCTCGCACTTGAACCACAAGGGGCCTTCGATCCACGGGTGGGCGGCATCGACCCACTCGCAGAAGTTGAGGCGGCGCACCAGGGAGAGAAGGCCGGGCATGCCGAGGGCGTCCCTGATCTGGCCCTCGATGTAGTCGTCGCGGATCGTCACGCCGAGGCTGGGGTTCGTCTTGATCCAGCAGGCGCGGCCGGAGAAGGGGTCGGCGCTGGTGCCGATGGGCTCGTCGCCGGGGTCGAGCGCGCAGACGTAGGCGAACCACTCGTCGTTCGCATCGACGCCTTGCACCACGCGGGTGCTGTACTCGTGGTCGCGGTAGCAGACGGTCTCGCGGTCGAAGCCGGCGTTGGTGATCTTGATCGTCAGGGGCTGGCGGCGGAACTTCTGCCCGGCCTTGAGCATGTCGCAGACGATGCCGTTCGGGTGCTCGTGAAGCTCGTCGATGAGGGAGCAGTGAGGGCGCGGGCCGGACTGGCCGTCGTCGCTGCTGATGGCGCGGAAGAACGACGAGGTCTTGTTGAAGGCCAGATTCCAGCACTGGCGACCGCCGGTCTTCACGAGCCGGGTGCGCAGCGAGGCGGAGAGGTCGACCATCGCGACGGCGTCGCGGAACAGGATCATGGCCTGATCCTTCTTCGTGGCGGCGGCGTACACCTCCGCGCGGCTCTCGTTGTCGCTGCACAGGCAGTAGAGGCCGATGCCGGCGGCGAGGGGCGACTTGCCTGCGCCCTTGCCGATCTCCATGTAGGCGGTGCGGAAGCGGCGGAAGCCCTCGGCGTTGAGCCAGCCGAAGATGCTGCCGACGCAGAATTTCTGCCAGCCGAGCAGGAGGAACGGCTTGCCCTCGAAGGTGCCGCCGTTTAGCTTCAGCACCTCCTCGAAGAAGGCGATCGCGCGGGTCGCGTGGTCGAGCGACCAGACGAGGCCGCGCGCGGGGCCGTCCTTCAGGTCGTCGAGGTGGCGCTGGCAGGCGAGGCGGACCCACGGGCCGGCGATGATGCGGCCGGCGAGAACGTCCTTCGCGTACTGGAGGACCGGGTCGTCTGGCTCAGAAGAATCTGGAGGCGGAGCCTTCGGACGACGTGCCCGGCTGGTCTGGGTTGCCAATGCTGATGTCCATCCCTGCCCTGGCGGCGGGCGTCATGCCGAGCTGGCCGGCGAAGCGAACCATGTCGAGACGGGCCTGACGGATCATCGACACGAACGGGCTCTGCACCCAGTTGCCGTTGTGCGTCTTGAGCACCGTGGCGCGGCCGCGCTGCTTCTCTGTGGCATCGAGAAGGTCCGAGAAGCAGCCGCAGTAGCCGGCGAGGACGGCGATGTCGATGTCGGACATGAGTCCAAGCTCGGCGAGGCGGGGGCAGACGCGGCGCCACTCCGTCTTCGCAACGTCGGAGAGGTAGTCCGGGGGGTCGGGACAGGTGACGGGGGGCTTCGGCTCGTTCTTGGGGAGGGCGCGTTTACCCGGGTTGCCTGCAACGAGGGTGAGTGCGGTCGGGCGCTTGGGGGGTCCGCGTAGTCCCATGATTGAGGCGGATTCTGCGCCCGTGTGAAAAAAGTTGCGAATGGGGGTACGAAATCGCTTGCAATGGTTTGTTTTTGGGGGCACACTAACAGCATTGCAACGACCCCTCGGGGGCAAGGAGAGATGAGATGAACGTGCAGCAACTCAGAAGCGCCGGCTTCCGCGTCGAGCGTCTCGGCTCCAGCTTCTACGAGATCGTCACCCCGCTGCACACGCGCATTCAGGTGGACTTCAACAGCGAAGTCCGGGGCGACAAGTGGCTCGTGGCGAATCTGACCGCCAACGATGGGTTCTATGTCCCGACACGCGCCGCCGCCCTGACCGCCGTGTATGACGCGCATCGCGTCGCCGCCTAACCCGGAGAACCGCCATGAACCACGACAAGGCCAATGCGGAGATCGCAAGCCTGCTCATTCGCAGCGGTGTGATCGACCGGATCGGCGATGCATTGAACTTGGAAGAAGTCCGCTCTGCCGTCATCGCGACAGTAGCCCTGGTCCGCCCCTTGATGCTCAACGCCGACCGAGTTGCGACTGCGGAACTGTGGGACGAGTTTCTCGCCGCGAACCCGAATGGGACTGTCGGCGAATTCACGCAGTGGCGCGACGCCCTCTAGCCACACCGAACCCGGAGAACCGCCCCCTCCGTGCAGGCCCCCTTCGGGGG